TCCTCAGCGGCGCATACCCAGGTGATGCACAAGTGCAAAAAGCCGGAGGATTGCATACGGTTGCTGTATATCAAACCAAGTGGATAGGATCATTTTTTGTACAGGCTAGTTTGCAAAATGATTCACCCTTGCCACAAGAATGGTTTTATATTCCTTTAACTCCAAGCAGCCCATTTTACATATTTGATCATACAAACAACGGTGATGAAGGCCCAACACTGTTTAATTTTAGCTGTAATGCATATTGGGTAAGATTTGGATTCATACCTGTATGGGCAGGTGATCAAAATCCAATTAGTGTACGAGCCCTTGGTACGTTAATAGTTAACGATGGCGTTTTCCACAAAGTACTCTATAAAAACTAACGGGTAGAGTGTATAATGGTAGATGGCACTTATACATCAATTGATAGTAGAACATCTACCGCATAAACGTAAAACCAGCCCTCGTGGCTGGATGATGTTTAATGCACCGTGCTGCCATCACAGGGGGCATAAGCAAGATACACGCATGCGCGGTAACATGCTTATAACAGAAGAAGGTCAGGTAGCATACAACTGTTATAACTGCGGCTTTAAAACTGTATATGATAATTTAAATATTGGCAGAAATTTTAACAATCTACTGTCATGGTTAAACGTGCCAGAAGATGATGTAAAACTTGTAAAGTTAGAACTATTACATAATAAAATCAACGGCATCACTGCAACACCCAATGACACGGATGCATATATCGTCGGTGATTTTACAGAAGTTAAATTACCAGAAAATGCACGACCCATCCAAGCTGTGATGGAAGATGACGAATTAGATGATAATTTTGTCAAATGCTGCAATTACATTGCAAGCAGAGGATCTGCTGTTGCAGGTGGATGGGATTACCATTGGAGTTCTAGCAGTAAATGGGATTTGAATCATAGATTAATTGTTCCGTTTTATCACAAGAACAAAATAGTTGGATGGACTGCTAGATATGCAGGCACGCCACCGGACGGAATACCTAGATATTATAACAGTGATTTGCAAACTGGGTATTTGTTTAACTGCGACGCTATAATAAAACATGGGCGTAAATATGTGATACTTGTAGAAGGACCGTTTGATGCTATTGCGATTGATGGAGTTGCAGCACTTGGCAGCAAGCTCAGCAAACAGCAGTTGGCATGGTTAAAGGGCAGCGATAAAGAAATAATAGTGTTGCCTGACAGACAAAGAAAAAATCAAGGCTTGATAGATATAGCATTGGAACACGGGTGGGCAGTAAGCTTTCCTGACTGGGACGATGATATAAAAGACGCCGCAGATGCATCTTGTAGATATGGTAAGCTGTTTACGCTGCAAACTATAATCGATAGTCGTACTAAAAATGAGTTACAAATTAATGTTAAACGGAGGATGTTTAGATCGTGATAATAGTTCTTGTTTCGGGTGGATTTGACCCAATTCACAGCGGTCACATTAACTATCTAACATCGGCAAAAGCACTGGGCGATAAGCTGATAGTTGGATTAAATTCAGACGCATGGTTAACTAGAAAGAAATCTAGACCTTTTATGCCATTTGATGAACGCAAAAGTGTACTTGCCAGTATTGGTGTAGTTGATGACGTCATTGATTTTAATGATAATGACGGTTCTGCATGCAATGCTATTGCTAAAGTTAGAGATATGTATCCAGATGCTAGGATAATTTTTGCGAATGGCGGCGACAGAACCAGTAACAACACGCCAGAAATGCGTATGTCATACCACGATGACGACTTGCGATTTGCATATTCAATCGGCGGCGACAGCAAAGCAAATTCAAGCTCGTGGTTACTGGAAGATTGGAAAAATGCTAAAACAGATAGAACATGGGGATATTACAGAGTGCTACATCAAGACGGTAAACAAGTAAAGCTAAAAGAACTTACTGTTGCTCCCGGGCAAAAACTAAGCATGCAGAAGCACGAAAAACGCTCTGAGTTTTGGTTTGTGACATCCGGTGTTGCCACCGTGTATACTCTAGATGTCAGTAGTGATATAGAACTGTCTGGTGTTTTTGGCAAGCATGAACATTTGTGGATCCAATGTGGAAAGTGGCATCAACTGTCAAATGAAGGCACTGAAGAACTGCGAATGATTGAAATACAGTACGGCGATGATTGCGTTGAAGAGGACATTGTGAGGAAGTAATGGTAAGAAAAAAAGAACCAGAGGACAGTAAAGAATACGGCGAAGAAAAGCAGCGACTGCTGATTTGTATTCTATTAAGCAGTGAAGACATCTTTACTCGCTGTGTCAATATTATCAATCCCAAATACTTTGTAAACAAGTTTAGACCTGCTATTAGATTCATACTGAAACATGCAGAAGACTATAGAGTATTACCTAAAATTGAACATGTTAATGCAGAAACCAGCATGGACTTTTTTAAACTTGACGACATCACAGATGGGCATCAAGAAGCATTTTTAGATGAAATTGAAGAGTTTTGCAAAAATCGCGCATTGGCAGATGCAGTACTGGCAAGTGCTGAATTAATTGACAAAGGCAATTACGGTGAAGTTGAAAAACTTGTACGCGATGCAATTATGGTCAGCTTGCAAAGCGACTTGGGTACAAACTACTTTGCGGATCCTCGTGAACGACTGCTGAAAATCAAAGACAGAAACGGTCAAGTTACAACTGGTTGGAAAACTGTAGATGAAAAACTCTATGGTGGTATTAACAGAGGTGAAATTTCCATATGGTGTGCAGGATCTGGTGTAGGTAAGAGTTTGTTCTTGCAAAACATGAGTTTAAACATGGTTAAGCAACGGCTGAATGTAGTGTATATCACGCTGGAACTCAGCGAAGGTCTGACAAGTATGCGTATGGACAGTATGCTTACTGAGATTAACAGCAAGGAGATTTTCAGGAATCTTGATACTGTTGAAATAAAGATCAAGCAGGCACAGCGCAATAGTGGCGAGTTACATGTGCGACAATTGCCACAAGGTAGTACTTGTAATGATATCAAAGCATATCTTAAAAACTATGAGATTGAAACCAAAAAGCGTTGTGATGTATTGGTAGTTGACTATTTGGACTTGTTGTACCCTAACAGTAAAGATGTTGATACAAACAACATAAACACAAAAGACAGAGCTGTAACCGAAGAACTTAGAGGATTAGCTGTTGAGCGCAACATGGTATGTGTAACAGCATCGCAGTTAAACAGAAGTGCAGTTGAGGAACAGGAACATAACCATAGTATGATTGCAGGTGGCTTGAGCAAAATTCAAACGGCTGACAATGTTATTTCTATCTTTGCAAGTGCAGCTATGAAAGAACGTGGGCAATATCAGGTACAGTTTCTTAAGACGCGAAGCAGTAGCGGTGTAGGTAGCAAAGTGTATTTGGGATTTGATCAAAGCACATTGAAGATTTTTGACTTGGACGAAGATCAACATAACCACCTTCAAAATGGCGCACGCGGTTCTAAGGTATCTGATCAATTGCGCAGAAAGAATGCAGCAAGTCAAACAGATACACCTGCCGCAGCAAGAGTACCTGTACCAGATGCAACTAAAAATCTACAAACATTGTCTAGTTTAACTAATCTCATCAGGCGCTAGTAGCGCCTGATGCCGACTTGCGGTATATAGCACGCAGACGGTTAACTACTCGTTGTGTAGTTGATGCGTCTGCTGTTAATACTCGTAAAAATGCATCGCTTAATTCACGCTGACTGTCTGGGTCATCTGGTATTGTACCAGTACGTAACTGATTAAATGCAATTTTAAATACATCGGGATTGCTAACGCCTAGATCATTCGCTAAAGTAGATATAGATATTTTTTGAGTTTCAGATGTTTTTGGATCAGTCATCACGTCTTCTATGTCGCGGTCGTCGACGGCTTGATCTACAGATCCTGCTTCGGTCTCGTCGTCTGGCGATACAGCAGGTTCTGCATCTTCTTCATCCGGTGTTACAGCCGGTTCCGCATCTTCTTCATCTGGTGCCACAGCTGGTTCGTCGCCGGCTTCTGTTAGCTGTCGAATCAAGTTTCTGTAGTTTTGTATTGATGAAATATTGTCCATGATGTTATACCTCTGATAATGGTATTTATCTTATTGCAACTAGTAGCTAAATAATTAACGGAAGATGAGGACTAACATGGCTGATAAGATCAACAGTCTACTTGATGAGTTAGATAAATTTGTACCAGCAAAAAGCAAACACACGGTTATAGAAAGCCGTGCTAGTCATATTATTGCCAGTGCAATTAATCTTGTTCAACTTATCAGAGAAAGCTATTCAGATGAAGATGCACAAGATTTAATAAAGCGACTGCACAGAAGCATTATAAGCGAAGATAATAAAAAGTTTCTTAGAAAGATTAAAGAAATCAAAGGTCAAAAATAGTGACATATTCGTCTACACAGATCGACAAAATTAAATAACAGACCTCATTTTATGCGTAAGGATATAACGCTATGAAACTTAAAGATATTGCTAATAAAAAAGACAAGCCATTTTTAGATATTATTGAAAGTGCATCTGCAGGTAGCACTGCTGCGGGCAGTATTGCCAGTGTTGCCAATCCAATGGGTGCAATAAATCGTCGTCCCAGTTTGTTTGGATATATCCCTGCTGATGCGCCTGCACCAGCTAAGCGTAAAAAGAGCCGCAAAACCACATAATTTGTCGCGCGGCATAAATATTTCAGCAAAGCAGTTTTGCATAAACTCTTAGGAGAGACAAAATGACAGATCAAGTAAATGGCAACAGAAAGGCCGGTTCGTTCCTTAGCGGACAACCACAATGGTTCTCGTTCGCCACAATCGTACCGTTGTCACAAACCAACGTTGACACACCTGTAGTAGACTTGCCAGGTTACCAAACATATGCTACACTTGGCATTTGGACTAACGTAACTGTAACCAACGGTGCAGGCACTGCTGTAACCTACAGCACTTTGAACACTTACCTTGATGCGTTCTACAAGCAACGTAACATGGACCTTTTGATTGGCACTTTTGCTGGTCGTGGTAACCCAGTTCAAATCGGCCTCAAAGTATTGCCAAGCAGCATCAACGGTGCAACTATCAATGCCAACACCAGCGTATACTTCGCACAAGCTGGCTACTACAATAACAATGCCAGCGTTAGCAGCGTATTCGGTAGCGCATACACCACTGGCAGTGTGATCACTATTGTTAACATCAGCACTGAAAAGAACAACGAGTGGGAAACATACGGTAACAGCAACTACAGCACCACTGTTACCGCCGACAACACCAACAACAATGGTTATCTGATCCTTGGTAACAACACATTGTACGGCGGTCTTGACGGCTTGCTGGCATACGATACTCAGAGCGCACAGGTTCTTAGTGGTTCAAGCAACAGCAGTGCTGCTGCAACTAACAGCCAGTATGCAACAACCAACACTGTTGCACCATATGTAAGCACTTGGAACACTTCAAGCGCATCATTGACCAACACTATGGTTGCGATGAGCACCATGCTTGCAGGTACATTAGTCGTATAATAGTCGACAGCTTATACACTGAGAAAAGGGCACCGTTTGGTGCCCTTTTTCTTTGCATGATACATTTTATCAATACAATGACAAAATATGCGACATTTCCAATAAATATCAAATAAGGAGCATCACATGCTGCTAGATGAAGTATTCAATAATATTGCTAGAACCAAAAAAGTTTGGGTTCGCAAAGATGGTACACTGAAAAAGGTCACCAAAGACCTACCGCCGCCGGTGGATATGCACTCGCAGGCAAAACCCATGTTCCCAATCAAATCGCCGAGGTACGAATAACATGAGATTTCGATTGGCTGATTATATTGTGTCAGAGGAGGATACCATGAAAAAACCTAAGAAATACACGCAGGTTGATCTTACAGGTGCCGAAGGTCTTTATGAAACTACAATAGACCGATTTAGCCGACGAGCTAAACATCCATTGAGTCATACTGAATTAGCAAATGCAGGCGATCAACCCATGTTTGAAGTGGGCGACAGGGTACTATACGAAAACATAGAAACAATAGTCAAGATTCCGCAAGGGCCTCATAAATCGGTCGGCATCATGCTTAATGGGCATTTAACAATGGTAAATGAAAACAAATTGAATAAGTTAGTCGCAGAAGGTGCAATGGGCGGAGCAATGGGCAGTGTTATAGGAATGCCTGCCATAAATCGTATGATGCAACTTGCAGGATTAGAACAAACAGGTTCTACTATTGTTGAACAGTCTGCGGTAACAGAAGCTGCCAGTGATGATATGCTAGACAGAATGGTACAACAAGCAGTTAATCTACCGCAATACAAAGGCAACGAGGAAGCTGCAAGATTATACACAATCGGTGCGTTGCTTGCTACTATAGGTAAAACTGTAAGTGCTAACCCACCACAGACAGTTGTAGGTC